TGAAAATCTTATGTCTGTTAGGGATAGTTTCAATGGCGAAAAAAATGTCCCGGAAATTGCCAAATCATTGGCTATATTCTCAGCCTTTACCGAGGGCGTTAACCTATTCTCTTCATTCGCCATACTACTCTCTTTTAAAATGCGAAACAAGCTTAAAGGAGTGGGTCAAATTGTTGAATGGTCTATTAGAGACGAGTCGATGCACTCAGAAGCCGGGTGCTGGTTATTTAGAACCCTTATTGAAGAAAATCCGTACCTTAAAACAAAAGAATTAGAGGCAGCAATTAACGAGGCCGCTCTACTTTCACTTAAACTTGAACTTGACTTTATTGATAAAGTATTTGAGTTAGGTGATCTAGAAGGATGTTCAAAATACGATTTACAAAACTTTATTAAAAATAGAGTTAACACTAAACTTGGTGATTTAGGATACAACCCCATTATCACCGATATTGACCTAACAGCAGTTGAGCGTATGAAATGGTTTGATCACCTTTCAGCAGGTAAACAACACACCGACTTTTTTGCTAATAGAGTCACTAACTATTCTAAAGGAACTATGACATGGGACGAATCAATTTTTTAATAACAAACAAATAATGGACAGTAATTTAGTAGTAGACTACACACAATGGGAACGAGGTAAAGACTATCCCGAATTTTTTGATGAAGTAGCCCTTAGTACTATCTCTAGAGGATACTTACTACCAGGTGAAACACCTAAAAAAGCATACCGAAGAGTAGCTCACGCTGTAGCGTTGCGTTTAAACCGCCCTGAATTAGAGAATAAATTTTTTAAATACATTTGGAATGGATGGATTGGTTTGGCTAGCCCAGTACTCAGCAATACTGGTACTGATCGTGGGTTACCTATTTCTTGTTTTGGGATTGATACCCCAGATAGTGTCCGAGGAATTGGACTTACTAACGCTGAACTTATGCGCCTTACTTCGTACGGTGGTGGTGTGGGAATTTCCCTTAGCCGAATTCGACCAAGAGGTACCTCAATTACAGGAAACGGTAGATCAGAAGGAGTAGTACCTTGGGCTAAAATCTATGATTCTACTATCATAGCTACTAACCAGGGTTCAGTTAGAAGAGGAGCTGCTTCAGTAAATCTAGATATCAACCACAAAGATATTCACGAATTTCTTCAAATCCGCAGACCAAAAGGTGATCCTAATAGGCAATGTCTTAATCTACACCAATGCGTTGTTGTTGATGACGCGTTTATGAAGCGCTTAAATGATCGCGACAGCGATGCTATGTCACTTTGGTTAGAGGTGCTTAAATCACGCGTAGAGACCGGAGAACCATACATTATGTTTAGCGATAATGTCAACAAAGATAATCCATTGGCGTATAGGATGAATAATCTTGATGTTTCAATGACTAACATTTGTACTGAAATTACTTTACATACAGACGAGGAACACTCATTCATTTGTTGTTTATCTTCTCTTAATTTAGCCAAGTATGATGAGTGGAAAGACACTGACTTGGTAGAAACATCTATCTATTTTCTAGATGGTGTAATGGAAGAATTTATCCAAAAAACTAATGGTAAAGAATCTATGATTAGATCTCACCGCCATGCTAAAAAAGGTAGAGCACTAGGATTAGGGGTAATGGGTTGGCATACTTTTCTACAACAAAAGAATTTACCATTCAATTCAATTGCTTCAACAGCCTGGACACACACTATCTTTAGCCAAATCAAAACACAAGCCGAAGCTGCTTCTCGTAAAATGGCAGTTGAATATGGTGAGCCACTTTGGTGTAAAGGAACAGGTACAAGAAATACACACTTGCTAGCTATTGCTCCTACTGTTTCTAACTCGCGCATCAATTCATGTTCAGCAGGTATTGAACCACAACCAGCAAACGTTTATGTTTTCAATGGTGCTAAAGGAACATTTATCGTTAAAAATCCCGAATTAGAGACATTACTTGAATCTAAAGGACATAATGTAAGTAAAGTATGGGACCAAATTCTAGCAGATAATGGTTCAGTACAGAATTTACCTAGTTCAATATTGAGTGATGAAGATAAAGAAGTATTTTTAACTTTCCCTGAAATTAACCAGTTAGCTTTAGTTCAACAAGCTGCGGCTCGCCAACGCTATATTGACCAAACTCAATCACTTAATGTATCGTTTGACCCAACCGATTCACCAAAATGGATTAATCAAGTTCACATAGAGGCATGGAAACTAGGAATCAAAACACTTTACTATCTACGTACTGATTCAGTGATTAAGGGAGATCTTGGATCTCGCACCGTAGATTGCGTTTCTTGCGATGGGTAGTAATATGTATAACAATAACAAATAATATAAATAATGGAATTTTTAAAAAAACTTTGGAACTGGTTACTAGGACAAACTACGGTAGATGAAAAAATTGAAGCTAAAGTAGTTGAAGTCAAAAAAGAAGTAGCTGAGGTAGTAGAAGCTGTTAAAGTCGTAGTCAAAGAAACTAAAGACGTAGTTAAAACTGTTAAACCCAGAAAACCTCGTAAGCCAAAAGCTAGTAAATAATTACATTTTTTATATAAACTTTTAAGGGCATCTTGTATGCCCTTTTTTATATTTATAATAGACCAAAAAGTTTTGAATTTATTAAATCTTATAAAGAAAAATAATGAAAAACTTATCCAAAGAAGAGTTATTAAATAGAATGGAGGCTATTAATCGTAGCAACGCTCTTATTTATTTTGATCTTAATGGTTTTATTCTTGGAGTGAATTCTATCTTTTTAACAACAATGGGTTATAAAGAGGACGAACATGAAAAAGTTGTTGGTCAGCATCACAGTATTTTTGTTGCTCCTGAATATGCACAATCAGAAGAATATAAAAGGTTTTGGAAAAAGCTAGGAGAAGGTAACTTTCACGAAGGTGAATTTGAAAGAATAAAAGCAGACGGAAACATTATCTATCTCCAGGCAACTTATAATCCAATACTTGATGAAAATGGTGTTGTAACTAAGGTAATGAAGGTTGCTTCTGATATTACTACAACTGTAATAGCAAAAAATGCAATTAGTGCAATAAATAAAAGTAATGCTATTATATATTTTGATTGTGATGGTTATATACTAGATGCAAACTCCATATTTTTAGAAACAATGGGGTATAACAAAAACGATTTAGATAAAATTGTTGGGAAGCACCATAGTATTTTTGTAGGTTATGAGTATGCTAAATCCGAAGAATATAAAGGATTTTGGCAAAAGCTAAAAAGTGGTAAATTTTTTGAGGGTGAATATGAAAGGATGAGAGTAGATGGTTCTTCTATTTATTTAAAAGCATCCTATAATCCCATAATTAGCAACGATGGAACTTGTAAAAAAGTAATGAAAATTGCTACTGACATTACTGATACGATTACTATTAAAAAGCAAGTAGAAGAACTTTCTAAAAATTTACAGGTTGAATTAGATAATTCAAATAAACTTAAATTATCAATAGAAATAGAAAAAAATAATGCACTAGAAGACTTAGATGCAACTATAAAAAAAAGCCAAAATGAACTAATTAAAACTATTGTTAAATCAGCTCTATTTGTAATCATGAGTGTTGGGTTTATTACCACTATTATGTACTCATTTGCAATACTTAATGATAGAGATACTCAAATAATTGGTTCAACCTGGAGTAACATGTTTAGCGTACTTTTAACGAATGCATTTTCAATTGTAGGCACAATTATGGGTATTAAATATGCAACACAAGAAGATAAAAAAACTTAAAATATATAGAAAGGATATTTTATATTCTTTTTTATATTTATAACAAATGTTTTATCCAATAGTTGTATTTAACTAACTTAAATTTAAATTATGACATTTTCAGATATTTTCAAAGACAAGAGTGATTTTAACGAAAAAACTATCGTAGGATTTTTATCATTCGCGGTAATGGCAATTTTTGCCGGAGCTGACGTAGTAACGGGTATTATGGGTAATCATCTCGTAATCAGTGATACAATTTTTAATTCATTTGTAATCATTACTCTTGGTGCTTTCGGTATTGCTGAAGCAGGTAAGATTTTTGGTGGAAATAAAAAAGGAGAAGAATAATGAGTTTAAAAAGTTTACAAGAGAAGATCGGAGTAGGCGCAGATGGTGCTTTCGGTCCTGGTACAATGAAAAAAGCTATGGAGTTTTATAAACTAACTCCAGTAAGAGCAGCACACTTCTTTGCTCAAACAGCTCACGAGACAGGTGGTTTTAAAGCATTTTCAGAGAACCTAAACTACTCCGCCCAAGGCCTGCAAGGTATCTTTGGAAAGTATTTCCCAGGTACTCTAGAAGAATCTTATGCTCGCCAACCTGAAAAAATCGCTAACCGTGTTTACGCATCTCGTATGGGTAACGGAGACGAGACTTCAGGTGATGGTTGGAAGTTTAGAGGTAGAGGAGCTCTACAATTAACAGGTAAAGCCAACTACGAGGCATTCGCAAAGTACTTAGGTAACGATGAAGTTTTAAAAAATCCAGATACAGTTGCTACAAAATACGCTTTTGAATCAGCAATGTTCTTCTTTGAAAGAAATAAGCTATGGGCAATTTGCGATAAAGGTATCAACGATGCTGCTATCTTAGAACTTACAAAACGTATCAACGGTGGTACTCATGGTTTAGAAGACAGAAACGCCAAAACTAAAAAGTATTACGAATACGTTAAATAAACTACTATGAAACTAAGCCTCCCACTACTAGCTATCACATCATTTACCGCAGGTATAACCTTTATGTGTTCATATTTTATGAATCTAACAATGGCAAATTCTGATCAGTATCTAGCTATAGTGGGAGTAATGTTTTTAGATGGAGTATTTGGTATGATTGCTGGTACTAGAAGAGAAGGATTCCAAACACGTAAAGCAATTAAAGTACTAAGAAACACCGTTGCGTGGTTAGTTATTTTAACAGTTATTTTAATGGTTGAACAAGGCTTTGCTGGTACAGCTTGGCTTAGTGAAGTAATTGTAGTACCTTTTATGGTGTTCCAGCTCATAAGTGCACTTAAAAATGCATCTATGGCGGGATTTATCCAGATGAGTCTATTAAACCAAATCTTGGATAAAATAGATAAACATAAAGGTATAAGAGATGAAGAACCTAAAGAATAAAATATTTCCGCTTTTAATAGCATTATCTGCCCTGTCAGTTTCTGCTTCTGCCGCTTTCTATTCAGTTAGTGGCCTTAGCAAACTCTTTGCTGGTGCATCACTTGAGGTCATTATTATGGCTTCTTCGCTTGAGGTAGCTAAACTTGTAATTGCTTCCCTGCTTTATCAATATTGGGATTCCTTAAATAAAGGTTTAAGAGCATACCTAGCAGTAGCAACTTGTGTGCTTATATTAATCACCTCAGCAGGTATCTATGGTTTTTTATCGGGAGCGTATCAGGAAACAGCTAATAAAGAAGGTATTGTAACTCAACAAATCACTGCTTTGGAAACTAAAAAAGCATTATACGAGGAAACAAGAGATAATTTTTTAGCAGATAGAAAATCAAACAACGAGCTTAGAGGTACACTCTCTAAAGGTTCAACTACCCAATTTACAGACAAAAATGGTAATCTAGTAGTTAAAACAAATAATTCAGCTATCCGAAACATCGAATCAACAGCTAAAGAAAACGAAAGACTAGCCACTAAACTAGATGTTGTAAATGATTCTATATTTTCTCTTGAAACACAAATTCTAGAGGTTAAAGTAAATAGTGAAGCAGCAAGTGAACTAGGACCACTTAAATACCTTTCAGAGTTAACTGGGGTAGAGATGAACCGGATTATTAACTGGCTTCTTTTAATAATCATCTTTGTATTTGATCCTCTAGCAATCGCTCTAGTTATAGCAGCAAACTTTGCTTTTAACCAATTACGTTCTAAAGAAGGATATGACATGTATAAAGATACTCCATTAGAAGAACAAGTAGAAGATAATGAAGGAACTGATATCTATACTGAAACAGAATTAGAAGAATTAAAAGATTGGGATGTAACCTTAAATGATGGTTTAGAAGATGAAAAACAACCAAACAATCCAGAACCCGAACCAGCTAAACTAGAGGACGATAAACTATTAAATAATTCAGGTATCTCATCTTGGCGTAAGAAAAAATTGCGAGATTATTTAGACGGAAATACAAAAACATATTTTTAAAATTTGGAAGCCCGTAAGGGCTTTCGTATATTTACCCAAATAAAAAATCAAGTTATGGACCAGAAGGAACAAATGCAATTGCTAGACGAACTAATGTCAGTTATTCAAATCATGGATGAGCTTTACCGCTACCATCCCGAAAACCCCAACCAAGTAGATGTGGCATCAGAATTCAAGAGGCTGGCAGAACGCAAAGTCGAAATCGAAGAAAAACTGGGTTAATAAGATGCAAGCAGAGGAGTTGGTTAACCACTCCTCTCTTCGTACCTTACGTGAAATATTAAAAAATAAACCAGGAACAATCGAGGATGCCTTTTAATTGCTTTTTAGATACATTTATTACTCAACCCGAAGAGGTTGTCGATAAGGAACTATCTAAACTCAAACCACTCAATTATAACAAGTTTATGTGGTGGCGTACCCACTCTCAACCTGGTGTACCATTGGGTAAACGCGCTCCATTAAAAGATCGCATTTTAAATGGTGATTTTGATTTTTCATGTTACTATTGGCAAGCACAATCTGCTGCGATACAAGCGCGTAAAAAACTCAATTTAGACAAGGATGACTACCAGTCACAATACGAAAAAGTTACTGTTGACGTTGCTCGTTATCGTCGTTTGCTAGCTGATTTTGATAAGGAAGAAAATTCTCGTATCGAGGCTTTACTTGATGCGTTTACTGTCTCGTTTAAAATCAGTCGCGAAGAGTTACTTGATCGGTTATGTAACTGGTCTTATGATTTGCTATCGTTTTATGAATCGCTTGATGAGTTTGGTACTCCAACCTCAACTGAAATTCGTAAACGAGGTCGTCCAAAGAAACTTGCCTACCCCAAATAAAATATTTATATTTAAGTTATGATTAAAGTATCTCACGAAACCCCCCTATGTTTACTAGGGGATAGTCGTTTATTTAACGACTATGATTATTGTCTCCCACATTTGCTCGATCAAGAGCAAGGATATAAAGACTATTTTACAACCTCTAAAGCACAAGGGCGCTATATTATAATGGATAATTCGCTTCATGAATTAGGTGAAGCATACGATAGTGATCGTCTATTATACTGGATTGATCAGTTACGTCCTAATGAGTTTATTGTTCCTGATGTCTGGGAAAACCGAGACAAATCAGTGGTTAATGCCCGCCAATGGTCTCAGTATAAATTACCTAAAGGGGTAGAAAAAGTAGCAGTAGTTCAAGCAACCACAATTCATGAAGCATCTACTTGTTACCAAACCTATAAAGATTTAGGTTATAAAAAGATTGCATTCTCGTATGGCGCTTCCTATTACAATGATGTAGTACCTCACCCTAATAAAAATTTAGGTAAAGCACTTGGTCGCCTATCCGTAATTTCAGCTCTACATAGAACTGGAACTATTGATTCAAACGATCGTGTACATCTATTGGGATGTCAAGTACCACAAGAATTTGGGTGGTATCGTGGCTTCAATTTTATTGAATCTATTGATACATCTAACCCAGTAATGGCTGCTTTAGAGGGAATGCGTTATTCAAATTCAGGTTTGATTGAAAAACCTAAAGCAAACATGAACGACTATTTCTTTATGTTATCTGATCAAGTTGATTATGAACTTTTATCTTATAATCTTCTAAAATTCCGTGAAATCAACGATCTATAAACCCGACACATTTAAATATTTATAACAAACATGGCAAAACACGTAGTAGTTTCATTATCCGGGGGAATGGATTCCTCAACATTATTGCTTAGAGCACTAAGCGAATTTGATACTGTAACAGCAGTATCGTTTGACTACGGTCAAAAACACCGAGTAGAACTTGATCGAGCACGGACCCTAGTTAACTACTTACTTATTCATAATAAAATAATTAATTATCAAGTAATTAAACTTGATGGGTTAGCTGATCTACTTAACTCAGCTTTAGTAACAGGTGGGGGTGAAATACCTGAAGGACACTATGCTGAAGAAAACATGAAAGCAACAGTTGTTCCTAACCGAAACAAAATCTTCAGTTCAATCACTCAAGCGATTGCTTTATCTATTGCTACTGAGAAAAAAGAAGAATGTTCTATTGCTTTAGGTATTCACGCCGGTGATCACGCTATTTATCCTGACTGTCGTCAAGAGTTTCGTGACGCTGATGATCATGCTTTCCGAGTAGGTAACTGGGATAGTGAATTAGTATCATACTGGACTCCATATCTTGAAGGCGATAAGTTCACTATCCTGAAAGACGGAGAGAGATTATGTGAAGAACTAGACCTTAATTTTAATCAAATTTATAAACGTACTAATACTTCTTATAAACCACTCCAACATACTATTGAAACACACCCTGGATGGACTGAACTAGTATGGTTTAGTGATTATAAGTCAGCTTCTTCAGTAGAACGAGTTGAAGCATTTATTAAGCTAGGACGTCCTGATCCTGCATCTTATGCAGATGAGACCGGTCCTGTAACTTGGGAACATGTAGTAACAGAAGTAACTAAAGTACTAGAAAGTCATGAGCGATAGAGATAATTTATATAGAGATATCTTTAATGGTGCAAACAAAAAACACTGGAAAGAAGAACAAAAAAACAAAAAAATGAAAAAAATCGAAACTTTATTTTTAAAGTATGGACACTGGAGCTTTTTATTTAGCTCACTTTTTGAAGCATCAAGTAATAGTTGGTTAACAGCTGCTGCTCTTATGTTTCTTTTTATTAATTATCAATATTCAAACAAACAATGAAACAATTATGGTATTTCTCAGCGGACTGGTGTGGTCCCTGCAAACAATTCGGTCCTTTAATGGACGAACTCGCTAAACCCTGTTTAGCTAGACCTCAAGGTATATCTATTAAAAGACTTAATATAGATTACACCCCAGATGCAGCTAAAATTTATAAAATTCAAAGTGTTCCTACAGTTATTCTAGTGGAAGACGAACAAGAAAAAGCACGCTTTACAGGAACACGTACAATGCAACAAGTAATCGACTTTTATAACCAAAAGAATGGGTAGTTTTAGATCCACTAAAGTATTTGATGGCTATTCTACAGTCTTCCGTCAGTGGAAAGCTGAAGGAACTCATTGTCGTTTCCTACATGGTTACGGGGTAAGCCTTAGAGTATGGTTTGAAGGTGAACTTGACGAACGCAATTGGGTTTGGGATTTTGGAGGCATGAAACGTGCTAAAAATACCATTGATGGTAAAAATCCTAAAGAATGGATGGATTATATGCTAGATCATACCACCATTGTAACGGAGGATGATCCCGAACTAGAAGGATTTAAAGCAATGGAACGATTTGGAGTTATCCAACTTCGAATTCTCCCAGCTGTTGGAGCAGAACGTTTTGCTGAATATTTTTATAATAAACTAAATGATTTTGTTCAAATTGAAACAGAAGGACGCGTAAAAGTAGTTCAAGTAGAATTCCGCGAAAACGAAAAAAACACAGCATTTTATAAAGGATAATTATGGCAATAAAAAGAATAGAAGACTATAATAAAATTCTACCTATCGTAGAACTATACACTTGTATCCAATCAGAAGGTAGCCGTGCAGGTCGTCCTACTGTTGCTGTCCGCACCACGGGTTGTACCCACCGCTGTTACTTCGGTGAAGGTGGTTGGTGCGATTCATGGTACACAAGCATTCACCCTGAAAAAGGCAAATACAGCTTCCAGGATATTATTAATATTTACGATGCTAATCCTGAAATTAAGGAGATGATGCTAACGGGAGGTTCTCCTACTATGCATCCCACTATTGTAAATGAACTAACCCATTTTGCAAATGAAAGACAAATCATCATTACTATTGAAACTGAAGGCTCTGCTTTCGTCGAAACAGATTACCCTCTTGGCCTTATTAGCTTCAGCCCTAAATTTAGTAATAGCATACCTGTTTTGGGGGCTACTACACCCTTAGGAAGTATTGTAGATCAACGCTTTATTGACACTCATAATCGCTTACGTCTAAATAAAGATTCTATCAAGCAATCAATGGCTTATCACTCAGATTATCACATGAAAGTAGTAGTTAACCCTGTTGAGCGTCCAGATGTTTGGACTGAAATTAGAGCATTTATGGATGAACTGGAGGTACCAAAAGACAAGATCTGGATCATGCCCCCGGGTGATAATCGTGAAGAACTAATCCGTGTTTACCCTATGGTGATTAACTGGTGTACTGATAATATGTACAACTTCACAGGCCGTGAACACATCATTGCTTTTGATACTAAACGTGAAGTCTAATGCCCTACATAATTCTAAAACACACTACTATACAGGATACCCCCCGTACTATTTTAGTAAATGATAGCGAGGGTATTGCTATGGAATTTGATTCACTAGATTATGCTCTTAAGCTAACTGAATTATTTCAGGCTAATACTGCCTCAGGTAATATTTACGAAGTAAAAGAAATAAAATGATACCACACGGATACCTACAAAACCTACATCAACTTTGGGCTCTTAAAGTTCTTGAACCAGCTGGAGTTATAGCCGCTATTTATCCTTATGGATATAAGTTAAGTTATCTTAGTTTAGATGGGATAGGGATAGAAAAAGAAAATGAAAAATTTGAATTTCTTTATGGCAAAAGAATCTGAAAATATAGTTTGCCACAACTGTTTAGATACTGTGGCTTTTAAAACAGCATTTAGAGTAGAGAGGAATAACTTTGGTATTCCTCACTTTGTTTGGATTTGTAAAAAATGTAAAAAATGATAGAATTATATTCAGCACACGATATAGATATTAAAACTAAAATTATCGCCCAACAAATCTCTCGAGAACACCAATCCGATTCCACCCCAGTAGTGATGGTAGGGGTATTAAACGGAGCATTTATGTTTTACTCTGATCTAGTTAGCAACATGGACATTGATGTAGAATGTGACTTTATTCGAGTTAAATCATATTCAGGTAAAGAACGAGGTAGCATCCAACTAACTAAAGACGTTGAAACATCAATACATGGTAAACACGTTTATCTAATAGATGATATTTTCGATTCAGGAGCTACTATGAAATTTTTAGCTAAATATTTTAATTTAAAAGGAGCTAAAACAATTCATATCGTTACTTTAGTAAAACGAGCTAAAAATGAATTTAAACCTATTGAATCACATAGCTATGTAGCTTCATTTAGGCATGCTTTCGAATGCGAAGACGAATGGTTAATTGGTTATGGGATGGATTCAACCGGAGGTTATAAAAGAAATTTGAAGTCAATTTTTGCTCTGTAAAGATTGTTTCGTACATTTACGTAAAATAAGTTATATGGAAAACATTGAAAATAAACGTCGTAAGAAGTACGACAATATAGAGTGTGTTCAACCCGGCTTTGCCAATGGTGTTGCAGGAGATTTCCCACTCTCGGATGAGCAAAAACAACAGATGGTAGAAGAGGCAACCGAGCATTTTGGTAAGTTTCTTGATGCTTTAAAATGCGATTGGAGAAACGACCCTAATTCAATGGAAACCCCCCGTCGCGTAGCTAAAGCATACGTTTACGATTTGTGGAAGGGCCGCTACGAAAAATTCACTGAGATTACTTCATTCCCCTCAGATGGTTATGATGGGATTGTTATTGAACGTAACATACCTCTTACCTCTATGTGTTCGCACCATCACCAAACTATTAATGGTGTAGTTCATATAGGATACATTGCAGGTGAAAACGGACGAGTTATTGGATTAAGTAAACTAAACCGCATTGTAGAACATTTTGGACGTAGAGGAGCTATTCAAGAGCAACTTACAACAGCTATTCACCAAGCAGTAGATAAGGTTTGCGAAGATAATCGGGGTGTAATTGTAACTGTGGTTGCTACTCACTCTTGCGTATCTTGCCGAGGTGTAAAACACCAAGGAGCAGCAATGGTAACTACTAAAGCCTCTGGAGTGTTTATGGACAATAATAACCAAGCACGTAAAGAATTCTTCGACTCACTTAAAATCAACAACGGACATGTCTCAATTTAAAGATTTAATCACTATTGAACTAATTAATAGTTTAGGTAAACTTCGCTCATTCAATGATCGAGATGAAGCCACTCGTAATCCTGAAATGGATTGGGCTGAAATTACAGCAGAAAGAATCGCAAATTTATTTAATTCACAATATGTACCATTCGTCAGCGAGGTTGAAGAGTTCAATAGCTTAATGAATAAACCAAACAACTATGAACCAGTTATACCAGCCAAACATGAATGGGATTTTATCTACAACTTCATTCTGGAAGAACTTGAGGAGTATAAACATGCTTGCGAAACAGAAAACATCGTGGAAGTTTTGGATGCACTGTGTGACATTGCTTACGTATCCATTGGGAATGGTGCTATGCTTCATGGTCTTAAGGATAAAATTTGGCCAGCCTATATGGAAGTTCAGGCATCAAATCTTTCAAAAGCTTGCTCTACACAAGACGAGGCACAAAAGACTGTTGAAATCCGTTCACAAGAACAAGGCGAAGGCTGTCACTATGAACAGGTTGTTGACAAGTATATTGTATATCGTACTCGAGACAGAAAGGTAATGAAATCAGTAAATTACTTCAAACCAGATTTGAAGCAATTTTTTAGCTAATGAGTTATAAATCTTGTTTTGTTCAACCCCTTAAGGATAAAAACTATAAAGTTCACTTATGGGATGATGGTGGTTATCAAACATTTACGTGGCAATACTCTGCTTATCTAGAGTGCGATAGTCATGATGCTGATAAAAACATTAGAGGACTTAAACAAGAATCTCTTCGTAAAATAAACGGATGGGATAAAGACAATCCTAAATTACATTTTCACGATATGAGACCTTACCAAAGGTTTTTAATCGATATGTACGGGACAAATGACGAGCCTTCCGTAACCCACCAAGAAGTATTCTTTGATATCGAATGTGAAATGGGAGGAGCGCTTACAGAAGACTATATTCGAAGTGCTCCAAAACCAATCACCTCAATAGCTTGGTGGCACAAGCAAAAAGACGAATGGAAAATTCTTATTTTAGATAAAAAAGGTGAGCTACAACAAGATAAAGAGGGTAACAGAGAGATTATTCCTGTTAAAACAGAAAAAGCCTTACTTGAGGCATTCATAACACACCTCCGCGAAATTAATCCGGATATACTAGTTGGTTACAATAGCGATTACTTTGATATTCCTTACCTATACTACCGTATTTGTAATGTATTTGATAAAGAAGTAGCAAACATGCTGTCTCCAATCGGAATTGTAATGGATGAATCCGAATGGAATAGAGACGGTTGGCTTAAAATTGCGGGTATCGAGTCTTTAGACTACATGAAATTCCATAAAAAGTTTAGCTTTAAGGACGAACCATCATATAAGCTAGATGCGTTAGGAAAAAAGTACGTAAACATGGAAAAAATTACGTACGAGGGTAGTTTGGATCGTTTATTCAAAGAAGATAAACAAAAGTTTATAGCCTATAACTTTAGGGACGTAGAGATTTTAAAGGCATTGGACGAGAAATTCCAATACCTACCTTTGATAAAAAACCTAGCACATAAAGGTAAAATCAACTATTCAGACGTCTATAAAAATAGTATGATCCATGACGGAGCTATTTCAGCTTACTTATTATCTCAAGGTATTATACCTCCTCCAAGAGATAGAAACCCTATTATTAAAAAGAATTACGCAGGTGGTTACTTGTTTTGCCCTAAAGCAGGACTATATAAGTATATGTTTGACGAGGATTTAACCTCGCTATACCCTTCTATTATTAGGTCTTTAAATATTGGTAAGGAAACGTTAGTGGCTCGGATTTTAATTCCGGATGAGAAAGTAGTAGTAGAAAATAAAGAGATTTTTAATTGCAGGTACGGGTTAAATGATCTAATGAAAATGGATCCTAATCTTGAGTTTACGGTTCAAAATGCTAAACGTAAAACCATGCAGATGAAAGTCTATGAGATTATAAATCTAATTAGGGAATCTGGATTAGCGGTCTCGGCAAACGGGGTTTTATATAGAACAGATTTTGATTCGGTACTTAAAACGATTTTGGCAAAATGGTTTGACGAGAGAGTCGTCTACAAAGATAAAATGAAGCAAGCCTACAAAGCGGGCAACAAAGCAGACGGTGAAAAATTTCACTTGATGCAACATACCATGAAAATCCTTTTGAACTCTCTATACGGGGCTACAGCTTTGGGTTCATTTAGATATGGTAACGTAATTTTGAGTGAAAGTATTACTTTATCTGGTCAACGGATTATCCAGGAATCAGCTTTGTTTGCTAACACTCATATGAATAAAGTAATGAAGGGAGAAATAGAATTTTCTCAATCCCCCCAACCCAAATATCAAGAATCTGGTTCAATTCCAAATGAATTAAAAGAAACAATTTGGGATGAGAATAGTAAAAATTTTAGAAATTTAGCAACACACAATTTTGGATAATAAAAATAAAATAACACTATAATGGAAAATAAAATTTCAAAACAAACAATCAGATCAGGAGTATCTATTTTTTTATTAGATGAAAAACTTGATAAAGATACTATCATCAGTAAATCTGAAAAATGGTCAGATAAAGAGATATTATTCTTTAGGAAAATGCTTAGACAAGGGGGGCGCTTTAGTATTAAAGGAGAAAAATTCTATATTACTGTTCCCGAACAAATCTATAACCAAAAAGGTGAGATTGAAGGAGTATTCCATAATGAAGAGGAAAGCAACTCTTGATCTACACAGAGTTAAACACGCTGATGTTGAGGATAAGTTGATTGATTTTTTCTTTTGGCAAAAATTTGATTTTAAAGGGATAAATATTATAACCGGTAATTCTAAAAAAATGCAAGAAATAGTTATGGATTTCCTTGACAAATATGAATTTAAGTATTATATTTCGTCTCATAATTTAGGAGAAATAGTAGTAGTAGGATGATTAATTTAGAAAGTACACCTTGGTTTATTTGCAAGGAAGGGGACACTAACTATTGTGCCTACGTTGATACAGACTCCAATTATTATAATGCCGAGCCTATACTTAGACATCTTTATCCTAATTTTGATGAAATGGGTGAAGAGGAAAGAGACAACAAGCTTGAAGAAATTGCCCTTAAATATCAAGACTTAATTACGGATTATTATTCCGAAATGTCTACAGACGTATTTAACGTTCCTGTTCATCATTTTGATATGAAGACCGAATGTATAATTCGTTCGGCTTACTTTAGAGCGACTCGAAGATATGCTCAATGGATTACTAAAAAAGAAGGTGAAGTTAAAAACGAGCTAGATATTAAAGGTCTGGAGTTTATGAAAGCTAACTTCCCACCAATTTTTGGGAAATTTTTTAATAAGATTTTAAAATCTGCTCTTACAGGTACCCAACAAGGTGAAATTGATAAATGGCTTTTAGATTTTAGAAAATATATAATGTCTAAAGAATGCGATATTGCAATTTTAGGTAACCCAACTTCGGTAAAAACCCTAAATGCTTATATTCAAAGTGCACCTAAACCTGGAGAAATGTTTTCTTTAATTAAATCAAAAGCACCAGCTCCAGTTAAAGCAGCTATTAAATATAATGATTTATTGTCGTTTTGGGGTCTAGATAAACAACATTCTCGTATTGTACAGGGTGATAAGATTAAATGGATTTATTTAAGAGACAATCCATATAGAATTGAAGCACTTGCATTTTTAGATTTTGATATGCCAGAAAAGATTCGTATATTATTGGATGAATATGCAGATAAACACAAATCATTTGAATCGATTTTGGAAAGTAAGCTAGAAGGTTTTTACCATGACCTGGGTTGGTCATTAAATTTGAACCCATATAGAAATATGTTTTTTAGTTTTTAAAATATGATAAATAAAGGAGAACTACAGTCAACTATCTCAAAATATAATTTGGGAGGAATGATTGATGCTGTAAAATGGACAGTTCAAAATAAACATCTTACAATTAAATTTAACGCACCCACTAAGGATATGATTGGGGAGATAACGCATACTTCTTTTGATATAGAGGATTGCGAAATTGCTATTTATAATACCTCTCAGTTAGATAAACTGTTAGCTATTACCTCGGGTGATGTTAACCTACAATTAGAAAAAATAGGTAAAATATTTGGTAGATTAGTAATCGAGGATACAAATTATAAACTTAATTACTCACTATCTGATCTTTTATTAATCCAAAAACCAGGTACAGTAATGGACCCAGACAACTATATTGTTGAAAGTGTCCTCGAATCAGATGCTATTTCGGCTGTTATTAGGGCTAAAAATGCTCTACAAAGCGATAACGTAAACTTTACTATCACCACAAATTTTGATGGTGAGCAGGTATTAACAATGATATTTGGTGATAACTCAACACACACACATAAGGTGGAGTATATCGTTCCTAATACGGTTATAACGGGCAACCAATATAATTTCAACACCCCATTCAATTCTGAAATGATCCGCGTTATATTCGCAAATAACAAAGATGCGAATAAAGCCTATATGAGCTTAAATATAAATGGATTGCTTAGACTTATATTTGAGGGTGATAAATGGAAAAGTACTTACTATATTATAGGAACCACTAATTAATAATATTTATTATGGACATAAAATTGTAGCTAGGGCACAAAGTTATGTTAATGTTTAACCGCTGATCTTCGGACAGCACAAATTTAAAATGATATGAGTACATTATTTTTTGAGAGACATATCTCACCATTTGATCTCTTATTTAGAGATTTCTTTAAGTCTGAACTAGACTTTCAACCGGCTAATGAAGCCAAAATTTCCCACCCTGTAGATATTTACGAAAATAAGGACGGACTGCATTTCGAAATTGCATGTACGGGTCTTACTAAATCTGATATTGAAATCAATATCGAAGGGGATATCCTTAAAATCAGTTATAATAAATCAAAGGACGAAACATGTTGTGAAGTAGATGATTGCAAATACATTCACAAAGGAATTGCAAAGCGTTCTTTTAATTTAGGTTATAAAGTCGCTTCCAAGTTTAATCTCCCAGAATCATCAGCTGAAATGAAAGATGGACTTCTTAAGATTTCAGTACCGTTTGCTGAAGAATCAAAACCAAAATCACTTAAAATAAAGTAATAGTTTTCGATTAAAAACGTGCCCTAGCGCAATTTTGGTCGTATATTCACGTTATAATTAAATAAATGTTATGAGGACAAAAGAATCCAAACAGTACACTCGCTATATCAAAGACCCCCTAATTGAACCATACTATATTCAATTAGATGACTATTGTTATGCGGTGCAAAAAGGTATTACCGCTGGAGAAAGCGGTAAAGAATACCAACAAACCCTTGGATATTATACTAGTCTAAGCAATGCGCTTGAAGCCATTGCTCGAGATGAAGCTATGAGTGTCAGCTATGACACGATCCAAGAATTTATCAACACCTATAATCAAATCATGAATCGTTTAAGTAAAATCATTAAAATATGATTGAAGCACTCTACAACGCTGTCGTAGTACAGCCCATTGAACTAGAAGAAACAACCTATGGCAACATTGTTGTCCCGGATCTAGGCAATGAAAAAAATAAAACCGCTAAAGTAATCTCAATAGGACCAGGTGCTCCTTCAGTTATGGGAGGTATTTTACCTACAACTCTAAAAGCTGGAGATGTGGTAGTACTACCTACTATGGGATTTACCAAATTCGAATACAAAGGAGAAGAGTATTGGATTGGTCGTGAAAACGATATTCTAGCAAAAATTTCTCCTGAACTAACTCCTATTGAAGAAGTATTAGCTCAAACCCAAGTAACCGATAAAGAAAAAGAATATTTAACAAATGAGTAAAGTAATTGAATTTGGTCCTGAAGCACGTAAACAACTAGTTTCAGGCATTGATAAACTAGCAGATGCTGTAGTAGCAACTCTAGGACCTAATGGTCGTAACGTAGTAATCGTTAACGAGATGGGTCAGGTACAGTCAACCAAGGATGGTGTAACTGTAGCTAAGTCTATTTCTCTAAAAGACAATATAGAGGAAGTAGGCGTTAAAATGGTAAAACAAGCAGCTATTAAAACTGCTGATGTAGCAGGAGATGGTACTACTACCTCAACCCTGCTAGCTCGTGAAATGGTTAAAGCTGGTTTAAACCACTTGAATAACGGAGCTAACGCTGTAGAAATTAAACGTGGCATTGATGTTGCTGTTAAACAAGTAATCGAGGAACTTCGTATCAATATTAAAGAGGCTGTCTCAAATGAGGAGCAACTAGAGCAAATTGCTACAATCTCAGCTAACAACGAATTGGAGATAGGTAAGTTGATTTCAACTGCTCTAAATAAAGTAGGACGTGAAGGTGTAGTTTCTATCGAAGAATCTAAATCAGGTGAAACATACCTTGAAACAGTAGAGGGTATGCAATTTGACCGAGGTTACAAATCACACTATTTTGTAACTGACAATAATTCAATGTCAACCTATCTTGATAATCCGTTTATCCTTATTGCTGATAAGCGTTTCACAACCGTTAAAGATCTTCTTCCTATTCTAGAGGGAGTATCTAACCAAAATCGTCCCTTATTAATCGTTGCCGAAGACGTTGAAGGTGAAGCACTTGCTACACTGATCGTAAACAAGGCACGCGGTACAATTAAAGTAGCAGCTGTTAAAGCTCCCGACTTTGGTGATCGCCGTAAGTTAATTTTGGACGACCTTGCAATTTTGACAGGAGGTCAGGTATTTAGCACCGATAAGGGTATGCGGCTTGACAAATTCAGTTGGGATTGGTTCGGATCAGCCCGAAGCGTAACAATAACTAAAGACCAAACAACCATTATAGATGGAAGAGGAGAATCTGAGTCAATACAAGCACGTATTGAAGAACTTCAAC